TAATTATAAAAATAATTGAAATAAAAATAATTTAAAGAGTTTAAAGGCAATAGTGGATAATAGAATAAGACAGTATAAATAAAATGGATTCAATTAATGACGAATGGGAGAAGTTTATATCATCTTCGTATGATGACGAATACTCTGAAAATATTGAAGAGTTAAATACTATTTCAGATGAAAATATTAGTTTTACAATAAATGATAGGATGGATACAAATAGTGAAGAAATCCCTAAAGCAACTGAAATATATATATCCACCAAGTCTAAAATCGCGTACTTGAATAGAGAAATTGATTTAAAAGAAATATTTTGGAATATTCCAATTGTTCCTTATGCGATGCCTAAAAATGGTGTGATTAAAAAACAAATAAAATTTAATTCCACTACTCAAGAAGAGGTTAATATTATTCAAGAAAATTTGAAAAAAGAATTATATTTTGAAGAGCAAGTATTAACAAGTATAAATAATCCGAACGGTAGAATAAAATTCAAAGACATTAGAAAAATAAGTGTAGGTATTTCTAAAAAAGATATTATGAGTTATCGTTCTAAAAAGAAGAGCGCGTTTTATAATTGTTTCGTGATGATACTGCGTATAAAAATAAACGATATATTCAAAGAATTTCATATTAAAGTGTTTAATACCGGTAAAATGGAAATACCGGGAGTTCAAAATGATGCGATTTATGAAACAGTTTTATCAACTATATTAACAACACTACAACCACATATGAAAGAACAACTTGGTTATTTGCAAAAAAGTGACACAGTATTGATTAACTCAAATTTCAACTGTGGATACTATATCAGTCGTGAAATTTTGTTTGATATTTTAAAACAAAAATACAACATTCAATGTATATATGACCCTTGTTCTTATCCGGGAATACAGTGTAAATTTTATTACAATCCAAACGTTCAAGTCCAAACTGGAAAACAAATTTCTGCCGAAGATAAGGGGAAGTATCCAAACATTGTTGAAGTTTCATTTATGATATTTCGTACCGGAAGTATTTTAATTGTAGGTATGTGTGACGACAATGTATTATACGTAATATATGAATTTCTAAAGAAAATATTAGTGGATGAGTACCATAAAATAAATCAACGTGTTGTCCAAAAAGACACGGTGGATAAAACTAAAGATAAAAAAATAAGAAAGAAAAATATTCTTATTGTTACAAGTAATATACCGTCTGTTGTAACAGTGTAACTTTATAAGTATTCATTATCTTCAAGTAAGTAAAAGTCATTTACACTGTTTACATACTTTTCCCGTCCATTTACTAAAAACACAATGTGAATATTATTGTTTATTTGATTTTTTCTTACATATTCACCAGTAAATATTTCCATACAGTCATTTGGGTAGTTATAGGTGTACCATTTATTTACAACACGATATATTTTACCAACTATTAACTCTTCATGCTGTATTTTTTCACGACGTGAAGAAGACATTTTATATTATAATGTATTTACAGTATAATATAATAATAAAATATTAACTTATATCACTTTACTTATAAAAGTATCAACATCTTCTATTTTATTTTTTAATTGAAAGTAGTTGTGAATTTTGTCTTTAATATTTTCATTTATTGTTGTAGTTTCTGTTTTTTTGATTACTTTTATAATATATTTTTCAATAGTTTCATAGTAACTTTCCGTAATGTTATTGTTCGTCAAGTACTCAACTAAATATTTAATATCTAGGAAATGATTCAAAGGTATATTGTATTTATTTATAAATTCACAAATATGGTCAATTTTATCTACAATTGTTGTTTTGTAACTGATGTCATTCTGTTTTATATTTTTGAAGTCAACCAAATGAATGGAATGTATTACTAAATTCTTAATAATTTGGACATATGAGTCCAAAAATTCCATTTTTTCATTTTCATTCGTAAGGTCACCCAAAAAAAGATTACTCTTTTTATAGTCATTATGTATTTCAAAAATTGTTTTTTTATAAACAAACATCATTGCATCTCTAGAGGTTAATTGCAAAAACACATTTTGGTCACCAGTGATTTGACCGATAAACTCTGTATAATAATAAAATGCTTTTTGACTATGATAATACGCCATATTTAAATTTCTTGAACTATGTAATACGAATATGAATACATACGATATCGTTGTTAATCCCCTAAGTATAATAAATTTACAGTTATCATTTGTTTTACAAGTGTTTATGGTTTCATTTATAAAAAGTAAATATTCTATAACTAATAGTCTATACTTGTTCAAAATTTCACTTGACGAATGAGTTAATGACTGGACATAGTTTTCAGAATTATGCAATGAATATAAAAGAGGAATTTTAGAAGTGTTGGTTTGTTGATTTGACATTCTATTTTATTTAGATATATTTAGATATTTAATTTTGATTTTTTTTCGTTATTTTTCTATTTATTTTGATATAACTAACTAAAATCCACAAAATATAATTTTATTCTAAAAAGTATTTAAAGATTAAAAAATTTTACTATTATAAATGTCTTCAGTTGAACAACAAAAAAATACGACCGTTTCTGGTTCATCAGAAACAAACTATAGACTTCCAAGTGATACCACACTGAAACACGCTGCCAAGTTGAGTATTGTTGAAGATAAACCAATAATGTTAGACTATTGGTCTGTTTCTTTGGACAAGAAGGCACTTGTCGGTGTGAAGGAGACTGGTGAAAAGTTACTTGTTAAATCAGAAGACGAATACACGTCTCCTATTGCAAAATTCTACAAGAGTGGAACTGAGTATATTATTATTACTGAAAATTCTATTTACTTGGTTTCGTCAGATATTCCTACTAAGAAAATTTCATAAACTTTACGGATAAATATATAATTTTTTAATATGAATTATATATTTTTTAATTTGAGTTATAATTTCCATTGAATTGAAGTGGTTTTGAACCGCTTGGATAACTTCCAATTCTATAATTCGTGTATCCTTGTCTTGGACTTGGCACAAAACTTGGACGAAGATTTCCATAACGTTGCCATTGAAGTGTTTTATAATACGCTTGACTATTTACAAAATCCAACGGACCTTGTGATGACTGAGTTTGATAATTCCACCAGAAGTTCCTCGTGACACCAACTTGTGGAGCGGTTCCCGCTTTCAACATAGAAAGACCACTTTGCGAATCACTATGATTAATGTATGATTGAATACTTCTCACTTTTCTTGGACGACCGGCCATAATATACTATGTCAATATTATTTTTTACTGACATAATACAAATTTAATTTACAACACTTGATAAAAATATACGTATTGGATTATATCCGTACAATGCTTCTAATCCTAAATGCGACATTCCGTGAATTCCGATGACAAGAGAGAAAAACAACAATAGCACAATTATTTTGAATGGTTCTAAACTTATGATTTTAGAAAAATTCAACAATACTAATAGTATTGCTAGAACTAATAAAATAGTATGTAAAAAATGGGCGTAAAGTGCTACAAAAGAGTCTTTAATAAATCTATTTTTTCAATCGGTATTTTTTCTGGAAACTCTACGTGAAAAATAATAACTAAATTTCCAGTATGATTATCACGACTTAGTCCCATATTAGGTATAACTTTTTGATATTCAGATGGAATTACATTTCCGGCTTGGTTATTAATGGTATAAACTTTTCCATTTATATATTTCAAGTCAAAACTGAATCCACAAAGTGATTCTTTGAGAGAAATCTTTTTATCCATATATAAGTCTAACCCTTTCCTTTGGAAGAGTGTATCATTTTCTATCTTAATAAATATTTTCACATCTCCTTTACAAGTTTCATTTATTACATTGCCTTGGTCTCTCAATATAATAATTTCATTGTTATCAACTCCCTTCATAACATCAACATAGATGGTTTGGTTTTCAAAAACTTTATTCCCGTTTTCAAGTATCCATCTTTCTATTTCAAGAGGAATTTTACCACCGTTTAAAACAGTGTCCATATTAATAACGATTGTTTTGATGATTGGGGTTGGTTTTTCTAAACCTCCGCCAAAGTTAACTGGCACACCGTTTCGGAAAATCTTAATATTAGGACCGCCGGGGAACATACCCGGCATTCCGGGCATTCCCCCCGGCATTCCAAATGGAACTCCTCCCCCAAAAAAAATATTAGTAAATAAATCATCCATATGTTCAAACGGCATACCTCCTCCGGGCATTCCATTCATACTTGACATACGCGCAAATGGGTTTTTCTGCATCATATCATATTGACTTTTTTTCTCTGAATCACCCAAGGTTTCATATGCTGCACTTATTTTTTGAAACTTAGTTACACACTCTGGGTCTCCATTATTTTTATCAGGATGGTATTTCAACGACAATTTTCTATACGCTTTTTTTATTTCTTCAGCATTTGCTGTTTCAGATATTCCTAAAAGGTCATAAAAATTTTCTTTATCCGAAGAATTCATTTAATATTATAATTTAAGATAAACTTAAATACTTATTTACGTATAATATTATTTATAGAACAAAATATGGAAAATACTTTATTTATTAATAAATACCAACCTTTGTATTTCAACGATTTTGAAATTGAACCAGAAATTGTAGAAATTCTACAAACGCTCATCGCAATGAATAACTTGAATATTATGTTTGTTGGAAATATGGGTTCTGGGAAGACTTCTCTCTTGAATGCTTTAATTCGCGAATATTATAAAGGAATTGATAACTACAAAGATAATATTTTATATATTAACAGTCTAAAGGAACAAGGCATCAATTACTACAGAACTGATGTAAAAACGTTTTGTCAAACTTGCTCTTCTATAAAAAACAAAAAAAAAATTGTAGTACTTGACGATTTGGATTTTATAAATGAACAAAGTCAACAAGTATTTCGTAACTGTATTGATAAGTTCAGTAATAATGTTCATTTTATATCCTCTTGCTCCAATCTACAAAAAATTATTGAAAATTTACAGTCTCGTTTTACAATTGTTAAAATTAAACCGTTGGACAGAGTAAATTTATTAAAAATTATAAATAAAATCAAAAAAAATGAAAATATACGAATTGATTCTCCATCTGAAGACTTTTTATTAGATGTCTGCAATAATAGTGCAAAAGTTGTAATTAACTATATGGAAAAATTCAAGTTATTAAATACGGATATTCATCTGGATTTAATAAAAAAAGTATGCACGAATATTAATTTTTGTGACTTTAATACCTTTACAACTTATATCAAAGAGAGAAACCTTAGAGAAGCGCTCGGAATAATATACTTTATTTATGACCAAGGATACTCGGTAATGGATATACTTGACAATTACTTTACATTTATCAAAATTACCAACTTGTTATCAGAAGATGATAAATATAAAATTATTCCTTATATTTGTAAATATATAACTGTATTTCACAACGTCCACGAAGACGATATTGAACTCGCATTATTCACTAACAACTTGGTGCAGTTGTTTTAGTTGTATTTTCTTCTTTTGGTTTTTCTCTTGTTTTTTCTAGACTTCCTGGTTTTTCTTCGTTTGGTTATTCTGGTTCTTTTACCACCATTCATCGGTGTAATTAATGCCCTATAAATGGCTTCAAAATACATTCGTTCATTATTTTCACGCCACTGGTCATAATGTTCACCCATGTTCAAATGAAGTGTATCATCAAATAAATTTGTCGGCGTATTTTCCATTCCTCCTCTTCCCCAAAAAATAGCAAACCCTCTTCCTAACCAAAGGTTATACTCTGGACCACCATCTGGGTCATTTATTTCTTGTGGAAAATTTGGATTATTATTCAAAAAATGATTATATCTATTCCCTAACTCATTAGGGTTCATAGTTAAATACAATTCATCACTTAATGTTCTAAGTTGTTCAACCGTCATTTGAGGAATAATATCTGGATTTCGTTCTCTTCTAAGTGTCGCTAGCGACATATTTGGAATATCTCTATAATATTCTGTTCTAGCCGTTCCAAGAGCATCTGGTGAAAGAATGCGATTACCGTTTGGTTTTTCCAGTCTAGCTGCTTCACGACCATAACCATTATATGCCATTATATCGGCTACATCAAAAATTGTTTTACTTGTTCTTGGTGGCTCTTTTGGTGGTTCCATACTATATATTGTGATATAAAATTATTTTAGTAACCATCTTTTTTTGTTGTTGGCGTTAAGTAACTTGTTATACGTAGTATTTCCCAAATATATTTTTACCATATTTTTCAAGTCATCTGGTAGTTCCAGACATTTTAAATGTTTTACATTTACCACGTACTCTTGGATTTGTTTCAGTAATTTTTGTGGTAAATTTGGACGAATAATTAAAAGTTCATTTTGAATATTTTCCGTCAACCAACGACCACTATGAATTTGTATATGTGAATTTCCATTTGGATACGTTTGAAAAAAACTATATTCTGAATTTTGATAACCACCTCTACCTAAATACTCCAACAAGTAACCTCTTCCTCCAAACAAGTATATAAAAGTTGTTTTCAAAGGATAGTCAAACGACATATTTATTTTAATAACTGATGTAGTTAATAATATTGCGCTTTATGTTTTTATATTTTTTATAAATATATAATAATAGTATTCATCTATAAATAAAATGTCAAAACAAATATTTAAAAATCCAATTCCAATAGATATGTTGTTTTCCTTACTTGATACAATTTGCATCAAGGAAGAAAATAAATATGTTTTCAATAACAATTCTTATAAAAAGGGACTCTTTGAAAATAGTATTCCACCATTTATTGAATCGTGTCGTCCCTATTATCATAACTCAAAACACAAGTATCTTGATAAAAAAATAACTTATAATAGTTTTACAACAATATTAAGGCAAATATGTAAATGTAATAATGTAAAATATACATCACAAATCAAATACGAAAAATCCAACTATGATATTGTTTACTATGTGGAATTTACCATTATTTGATTTTTTTCAAAGAGTAACGATTTTTATATTGTCGTTTCGTATTTTTATTCTTTTTCCTTTTTTGCGTTTTTCTCTTTAATCGTCGTTTGGTTTTATTCTTCCTTCCACCATAGGATTCCCGTTCCATTCTTTCTATGTCATCAAAAAATAATTTAATTTTATTCGCACGCGGGTCACTTGAGTTATGCTCACTATCGTTCATTTTTGATACTACATATGGATTATATCCTTCATTGTTTATTCTTTTGCTAAGTTTCATATTAGAAATTTCATTTTTTATGTCTGGGTCATTTATAATCAAGTCAAGTATTTTATCAAATACATCTTTCAGATAGTCACTGCTAACAACACCACGTAGTTTTGAACTACTAATCATGTCGAAGTCATTGTCACTTGGATAGTCTTTACTAAAATTTGCTAAACGATGTAAAAGTGTATCGTTGTTTTCATCTGTGTACAACAAATAGTGAATGTTGTCTAATAGTATTTTTTTGGACTCATTTCTATTTTTATCTATATTTTGAATAATACTAATTAGTCTTGAAATATTATTAGTAGACATAAGATCTTTTTTAACTTCTTGCCCCAACATATTTCGTGTTCTCAAATTTTTGTCATATTTTGTTTCATATTCGGGGTTCGTTATATTTTGTGGAGGCATTATAATAATAGTTGATATAATAATTATTATAATGGTTGAATTATATTTATACCAAGTCCAAGTCATAGTCTGGGTCTTTTATGATTAAATTATTACCTAAATAGTTAGGTTTCTGACCCCATAAACCGAATCCAGAAGGTACTTGCCAATAACCAATCCATTCTGGCGCTTGTCTAAATTCTTCAATTACACCATTAAGTGTTGTTGGGGCACTTGCTAAAAGTATATATTTACTCAATATAACATCTGACTCTAATACTTGTTTTGGTGATAAACGCGCATACCATTCATATTTACGACGTTTCAGTATTTCACAGTCTGGAATCCAAATACCATACATTTTTCCGTAAAATTGAATATAGTCATTGGTTAATAAATGGTCAACTAAAACGGGGGTATTATCCATTGTTTTAACCCCTACCATTTTACCTTCAACTATATTTATTTCTCTCGTTCTTGCATTACACCATCTATTAAACTCACCTAAAAATTCACTTTCTGCAGTATAATCTCTAGATATAGTTCTTTGCATAAAGTCAATCAACATGTCTAGTATGGGAATTTCTTTTTCCGCACCCATAAAATGCATGTTTGGATAAAATTCATAAGTTGTGGATGTAATATTTAGGTCGTTATTTTCACAAATAAACATTTTACCACCATTTGTTCCAGTAGTATACATTTCAATCAAGTCTCTCATACACAAAAAGGAAGGTGGCACAACCATTCCACCGTATTTTTTTAATAGTTTCACCCACCCCATTTCTCTCATATATTTTTTAATTGGGTCCGAAATTAGATTCATATTAATAGACCATTCTTGTAATAACTTGGCAAAAGATTCATCATCTATAATACATATGTGGAATGACCCTCCGCATTTATTTATGATACTTTTTACGGTTAAATATAAATATGGTTGGTTTAACTCAAGAGAACTTCTAGAACCAAATGATAACCAGTTTCGTGAATTATACTCATAAGTAATTGGTATCCATAATATAGGTTTTTTTACATCAGCTAAAGATGAGTCCGTTAATAAATAGTTTTGAATAGAATTATAATTTTGTTCAACTCCCATATCTCTCTCTTTCTTTTCCAAATATCTATTGTATAAAAACCCAAGAAGAGAGACAAGAATAATAATTACAATAATATTTGTAAAATTTATAATTTTAATTTTGGGTGACATATAATATATATTATAAATATATTTTTTTTGAATGATTTGATTATTTGTTTTGCAAGAATCGTAAATTTCCCCAAAAACTTTGACTTTTTTGTTTCGCAATTTCACTTTGTTTTGCTAATTCATATGCTCGTCTAACTGCTTTTTCAGATTCTTTGTCATTTTGTTGATTTAAATATTGTTGTGATTGTTGTTCTGATAAAGGTGTAATATCTAGTTTATTACGATGACTTAAATATTCGTTAACATTCTTAAATTTTGGAACAATGTTATAATCTTCATCTGTTACTGGAATCACTGTTTCTGTATGTGCTTTTTGTAAATCTTGAAAAGGTAATCTACTAAATAAATCAGAACTAAACTCTCCCGGACCTTCTCTACTTAACTCACTTGCATTTATACTATTCCAACTATTCAACTCGGTAACATCTTTATGAACAACTAATGCTCTTATACTTGATTTCTTTTTATCAAATTCATGTTTCATTGTAGCAGCTGATACGTTAGGATTTATTTCATCTAGTCCTTCATTTGTTTTTAACCAGTCTCCATAACCAGATTCTTCATTTTCATTATAAATTTTATTTTTTTCAAATTGTTCGTTAAACCAGTTGTTAAAATCACTACTTGTTTTGAATTTAGTTTTTGTATTATCTGACTTGAATAAGTTATCCAATATTTTCTTTTTATCTTCTTCACTAAACTTATCAACATCTTCGTAGTTTGTAACAGCACTACTTTTATTTACATCCCCTTTTTTTCTAAAATCCCACAACGAATATAACATTTTATATGCTTTTGAGTAAAATAAAAAATATTTTGAATCTAGACCAGATTTATCGGGGTGAGTTTTTAAAACAACTTGTTTTGCCCGTTTTAAATCTTGTTCATCAAAATTTACTGGAACTTTAAATAACTTTAATATGTCTTCTAAATTGTAATTATTTATATCCAAGTCAACACTCATAATAAATAATTACATAAAAATGTATATAATAACACGAAAAACAATAAATTAATATTACAAATTTTCTACATTAGGAATATGCGGGTGATATGATTCTCTTTGTAGTTGAAATACTTGTTCCATGGTTGGTTTTGTTGGACATTTAATTCTATTTCCTTTTACAAAAACTAGTTCATTTAAATCCCAAAAGTTTGCGTCTGTATATTTTTGATACATTATATCATTTAATAATGATATTTTGTAGTCATGAATATTATTTCCATGTTTTACAAAGTCTACATTTTTGTAGTGTTTATTCAAGCATCCAATGTTCCATCCACGTTCTAAAATTTTTCTTGACATTTCTAGTTCTTTATGTATAATTACATTATAAAAAACCGTTTCATAGTTATTAGTAAATATATTACACTCTATTAAGTACTTCAAACTTTCTTTATCTACCGCAAAAATGTATGACTGCACATGTGGTAAAAAACTTGTAATATGAATTGAACAAATCGTACTTCCAAATAACTTAACATTATTTTTTAGACCGCTAATGTAAATGTCCGTCCAGTTACCCGGATAGTAATGTGGATAAAATGGTCCAATTACAGAAGAATTTACAAATATAAAATTATCATAATTTTTATATAAGTCATCTTTGAATAGACCATCAGACCAAGCACCAAAATCAAAACCAACATTTTCGCGTTTCATTAATTTTACATAATCTGGTAACTCAGTTTCCATACGAGTATCATTAATATCACAACAAATAATCAAAAAATCTACATCATCCCTTTTAAATAAAGCATTTTTAATAAAGTAAGTTACTCTTTCATTATATTCATGAAATGTGTACAAAACAAGTGTTTTCATTTTTGATAGTAGTAAAATACGAAAACATGTCTTTAAGTTCAAATAAATTAAAATTGATTTTTATTTTACTTATTATACACAGTTAAATAAAAATTATAATAATAATGGAAAATAAACATTTCATCAAAGGACAACGATACTTATTTCATCATAAAGCACCTTACGAAGAGAAGTGTATTACATTTAGAGCAAATTTTATATCAATCATAAATACAACATTACTTGTAAATTCATCTGAAACTGAAAGGTCTTCAAATACAATAGTAAGTATACCTACTGACTGGATAAAAAAAATAGAACGTCTTGAAGACATTATAGATGACACAGTACTACCATCTGATGTATTACTTTTGATTGATAATTTTAATTAATCAAAATACCCTCGCATAAGAATCATATTATTAAATTCGGTACCGGTCAAATAAGTATCGTTTAATAACTGTTCAATCAAAATAGTAAGAGTATCTCTATTTTCAGACAATATTTTTTTTGACTCTAAATAAGCGTTGTCAACCAAGGTTAGAACTTCGCTATCAAATGACTCTTTCGTAGCATCTGAATATTTATCACCCATCGCCATACTACGCCCTAAAAATGGATTTCTATCGTTATCCACATTATCATTATAAAATGTTTCCAAGTTTGTTCCCATTCCAAAATTACCAATCATTCTCTGAGCTAGTGAATTTGCTTGTTTCAAATCTTGGTTTGCACCCAACGAAACAAAATCTTCACCATAATATATATTTTCCGCAGCTTTCCCACCCATTGTAATTACTAATCTTTTAAATAACAAATCTTTGGTATATAATCCACCTTCTGTAATATTTTGATGTTCATTGAAAATTGTATATCCACCCGCACCGCTATATGTACTTTCTATAGTGACTTTTTTCAAATCAAAATATTCACTATATTTACTTGCTAAAAAGGCGTGACCTATTTCGTGTATGGCAACTCTTCTTTTTATATCGTAGTCTCTCGTATCTGTTTTCTTTACAATCCCAACGATTAATTTATCAATTGCGTTGAATACATTTTTTTCAGAAATAACTGTATTTCCTTGTCTTGCTGCAAAAATAGCGGCTTCATTCAAAAGGTTTTTTAACTGAGCCCCTGAAAAACCATTTGTTAATTCAGAAATTAAATCCATGTTTATATCTTGCGAAACCTTCTTGTTTTTTGAATACTCATTCAAAATTTTTTTTCTAGATTCTCGGTCTGGTAGTGGAACTGTTATCAAACGGTCAAACCTACCCGGTCTTAATAACGCGCTATCTAACACATCTTTTCTATTTGTAGCGGCAATGATTAATATACCCTCATTATCTGCAAAACCATCCATTTCAGCCAACAACTGATTTAATGTTTGTTCTCTTTCATCATTTGCCATGTTTATACCAGCACCCCGCTGTCTTCCAACTGCGTCAATTTCATCTATAAAAATAATACAAGGTTTATTATTTCTTGCATTTTGGAATAAGTTTCTTATTTTAAGTGCACCAACCCCAACAAAAACCTCAACAAATTCACTAGCGGCAATAGAAATAAAATTCGCGTCGGCTTCACTTGCGATTGCTTTTGCTAATAAAGTTTTACCAGTGCCAGGTGGTCCATCTAATAATATTCCCTTAGGTATTTCTGCACCCGCGTTCTTGTACAATGTTGAATTTTTCAAGTAAGAAACGACTTCAACACATTCTTCAAAAATTTCTGGACTTCCGGCAAAACTACTCAGTGTTATGTTTGATTTTTTTAACACTTCAGTGTCTTTGTTCATAGTATTTTTTTGTGCAAAAATACTGTTGGGCCCTCCCGGACCACCCCCAAATCCATTACCTCCACCCATATTATTCCCTTGAAAACTTCTAAAAATATTCACAAGTAACGACAAAAATAAAAATGGAAATATAAAACTATTCACAAATCCAAATACTTGTGAGAATCCTTGTTCTACTATACTAGGTTGCGGTGTTTGTAAAAAGACTGTTTCTACCTTATTTTTGACAGACTCTTCTACGATACTTTGAACAACTACCGGAGAAATTTTTGTAACCGAATAGTCGTCATATAACTCCCCATTTTGTTCAACTTTTTCTGATAATGCCTCGTCTAATTTCGGAGAAAAATAAATTGTTTTTATTTTATGATTCTCAATTTTATCAATTAAACTATTATAACTGTTTTGTGAAAGATAATAATTATTTTTTAGTACACTATTTGCTTTTTCAGTTGACATTTTTAAACCGACTAGTTTCACACCATTCAAAGAAAGCGGAAATAATAAACAAGACAAGTATAAAATGTTCATATGTGTATAAATATAGTAACATTTTTTTAAGTTCTTCTTCTTATTTTTATTTTACAAGTGCTCCAGCTTTTGCATATGCTTGTTCCAAAGCATACAAGTGAAGACCACAACGTTTAAAAAACGCGTCTAGTTGTCCGGGGTCAGCACCAGTTACACTATCATCTGGTGCAAAAGAAATATTGCCTTTTTTATACATTAACAAGACCGGAACCCCATTTACCATTTTTTTTTGTTTCAAGTACGCGTACAAATCAAAGCTTTCATCAACATCAATATCTGCACATACTACATTCGGTGGAGAAGATGCGAAGAATGCTTCTACTATATGGGCTATTTTTTTACACGGACCGCACCAAGTAGCCCCTAGTTTCATTATTACTAAGCCGGGATTCACTTTTAATAAGTTCAAAAATGCGTCGCGGTTTTCAAAAGAACTAATCACTTGTTTGTTCAGTTCAGAAGACATATTATATTCTATATAATATATTTTTTAAGTTTTCTAAATTCATTTATCTTTATCTATAAGTATTTCTTTTGCAACATTTCTTATTATTTTTTCGTAGTTTCTCTCGTTATCTTCGTCTTTTATTTCTCCCATTGAATTGTCCAATATCTTCATATATTCTTCATGTTTTTTCGTAGAAATATCATCTGCTTTTGGATTTGCCTTTAACCACCCCGGGACTAGTTTGATGTTCTTGTGTTCTATTAGTTTAATCGCGCGTTTCATATGTTTTTTATCCTCGTCCTTTACCCAAGTATCATTGTCTTTCACGTGAATCACTTCGCGTTTTAAATCACTACAGTGAATGGGTCTTTTATAAACATCTATACCTTTTAATTCTCGGATAAGAATGTTATTAATACTACCCACGTAACCTAGTCTTCCAAAATTCTCAAAATCTTTAAACCCAACATCAATACTATTGATAAAGTCTGTAATATTAAATGCGTCCTTGCACTTTTCATTCAAGAAAATATTCAAGTTAAACTTGTTATTTGTGGTATTGTTCGTTATATTATTGTTGTTATTTGTAACATTACTACTACCGACCAGTTCAAGAATTTTTTTATTTTGTTCAATAAGTAACTCTTTGAATTCATTGTTTTGTTTAAGTAATTCAAGAATCATTGTACTATTTATTGGATTTTCTCCTTCGGACTTTTCTTCTATTTCTTCTGTAGTTAAGGAAATATTTTCTTCGTTATTTTTTATAATTTCTTCGGAAAAATTACATTTTTTCTTATGACGCCATAGTCCGGAACGTTCATTATACACTTTATTACATTGTTTGCACGTATACTGTGACTTGTTATGATGTGGCATGATGGCAGCATTTTCCGTTGAAAAATCGTTGAATTTTAATGCCGTTAAATGTTTACGTGTAGTTATGTGTATGTTGTAGTTACTTTGTTTACACGTTTTAAAGTTACAAAATTCACATACAAAAATATGTTTTTTTAATAGGTCTGAATTTGGCATTATTTCTGTTGATTCGGTTGACATTTTGTTGCCAATTTTCTATATTATATCAACAAAAAAAATGCCTAAATACTTTTTTTTACAAATCATTTTTTATGCTCACAAAATTATGGTGTCGCTCAAAATACTAAAAAATGAAATTTAGAGCATTATGCTGTAAAACCAGTTTTGAAAACCAGTTGTCTCCAAAGTACCCTAGGTTTTGAAAATTGGACATTTATTTTTGTCCATTTTTTCAAACCCCTATGGCTTTTGAGCAAAAATTTCTTCCATTTTCTGCCTTCGGAAAAATCCTTTAAAATGAACACTTTTTTGATTAAAAATGGTAAAATTATGTTTTTATTTATTTTTTAGATTTTTTCATATTTCATATTTTTCATAAATAAAATGTGAAAATAGTTTAACGTGTCTTGTTTTTTCTCTTTGCCTTTTTAGTCTTGCGAGTCTTGTTTTTACCAGATGTTTGATGTTTTTTGTGTTTTTTATTTGTTTTATGATGTTTCTTATGACGAGTGCGTCCCATTCTTCTTCTGGTTTTTTTATTTTTGATAATTTTTCCTCCAACAACAATAGAATCATCACCAATAATATCACTTGCTACTTGTTGTGGTATTTTATTTTCTTCAATTAATTCTTTAATACTTTTTTTTAAGTTTTCATCCAATGGTATAAGAGTAATTATTTTATTTATGTCATCTAATGTGTTAAATAAAAATTTCAAATTATCATTATTCATATTATTATTCATATTATCAAAATCAATACGCTCTAATTTTTGTTTTATATTTTGAAGTTCTGGTATCTGTTGAAGTTCTGGTATCTGTTGAAGTTCTGGTATCTCTTTTTTTAATGGTGTGATAATATTATCAAATACATTTTTTAATTCTTGTTTACTATGAATAGGTGTACTAGGAACAACTGTTACTTCTTCAGCGGCTCCTTTTGCTCCATCAGAAAGAGTAGTGTTTGCATGATTATCAACGTGTATTTCTTCAGCGGCTCTTACTGCTTCTTCTACCAAGAATGCTATTGGACCTTCTTCATTATCATTAAACGTTAATCCCGACATATTAATCAACTTGCGAGCAAAATTGTCATCTACTGTAAAAACATTTTTATCTGCATCATTTCCCGCTATTCGTAGTGTTATTCTATCTATTAAATCTCTTTTGAATTCTTCTTTAAATGGATTATCAGTAATGGACTCTATATTTTCTATATCAAAATCTATATCAGCTGTATGTATGACGCATTTTTCGTATGGTTTATAACCATGTATGCCATCTTCTGGAGTACTAGGGATTTTAGGAATTAAATTAAATGAATATGGTTCTGGATTATCGTTATTTCCACTCGTAATAGGCGGTGGTCCAATATCATTATATGGTGACTTTAGTGTTGGTCTATTTCCATTATCTGGATCTTGATAATATCTTGTCAAATTAAAAATAAAATTAGTTATAAATAATTCACCAAAATTGTAATGATCTTCTTCTACATAATCATTACATACTACGTTGAGTTTTTCATATATACTACATAATTGTTCGTATATACAAGGTATCATTGTAACAAATCCAATGTTAATATATTGTTGACCGACGAAATTATTAGTTCCTTTATTAGTTCCGTCTACTCCTTCATTCTCATTATTGTAGAGATGATTAGTACCACCAACTCCCATCCAATAACCTAAATTATTTAAATCACCTAAAAAATTAAATGGTTGAAAAACATCTTTAAACGAACTATTTAGTTTATCGGTAATATTACTAAACCAATTGGCAATACTGTAAATCAACCAATTTTCATTTGGACCAGGACCCGACACTTTTGGGTTTGCGGGAATAATAAGTGTTAAATCTGGTGCTCTAATGTCTCCGTCTGTTTCAGTTATAGGTGTAAATTTTTCAATAGGTGTAAATTTTTCAGTATTACTATCTGAGATCGTATCTAATATCATATTTACAAGTTTTCCAGTACCTGTCCTCTCAGTATAATCTGTAAAATTACAGATCGGAAGTTCCTCCGTATAATGTGTAAGATTTTGTATAACATAAACATATGTATGACTATTAGGTGGATATATTTGCCTAGTGATTAATATATTCAAAGAATAACGTTTTTTCAACTCTGTATCGGTTTCATCGCCTAGATAGGTATCAGTTAATCTATTATATTCAACCAACAAATTTTCATTGATATTTGAAATATTTACAATGATTTTCTCTATGATTTGCGTAATAATAGCGGGATTGGAAAAAGAAGTCATTAAAGGACCCAAACGACCCATTTTAATATATCGTAAATTACCAATACTTGCCGATTTAAATATATCAAGTTGTTTTTTATTTTGAGTACTTATTACGTAATAGATTGTTTTTAGTCTTCGTGCTGATTTATCAACATCATTTTCGGTAATCGGCAAATAATACAAAGTATTCGCAAATTTATTGTTTTTCTTCCAATTTTTATATTCCTCTGTTCCATTTCCTTTTGCAAGTTTTTTTTTTGCAAAAATAGTTTCAAAATTTGTTTTATCTTCTCCAGTCAACATAGAATTGTCTTTACCCTGATTTGTATACAAACAAGGCATTTTGAATAATTGACAAGTATTCATAACAACCAAATCGGTTGTGGACATGACAAATTTATGTTTTGTCATTTGTTGATTCTTTTGTTGTTCTAAATAAAACCAAACAAGCATGACATATACTTGCATCATATCTCCCATTTCTTTAATAATCATGTATTTCAAAATTTCCACCAGTTTATCTTCGGTAAGAGTTGGATTATTATTAATAAATTTATTTTTGGTAGGATTTCCTTGGAAATAATAGCCTGGTTTAGATGTTCCAGAAAAATTCGTTTTGGCAATATCTGAATCCGTAACACCATCACGAGAAACATTACCACCATTGGTACATTTCTCACATCTACCAACATTAATATTAAATTTGTATCGGGTTTCATTTGCGTTGAAATCACTTGTTTGCGTTGCACTCCATGATGTTGTTTCTAAAAAACCGACTAATTCCATAAAACTGTTATCAAATTGTAATATAACATTTTTTTCAGGAAAACCTTTTGTTGGGTCTGTACGCGTCGCAGGATCCGCAACTGAAGCAAAACTTGACATTATAGTAGCATCTTCAGGACTAAACGTATCTGGTTTAGCACCACTTTCGTTAAATACATATTCAACTGGTATAGGAATATGATCCGTATAGGCGCTTTTTATAAAAACGCGACCACTAATATCATTTCCACAATTATTATTTGATACTGCTTTAATTTCTTCTAATTTTGGAAGGGACGCATTGTCTACTAAATCATTTGGAAATATTTGATTTAATATAAAAGATAAATAATCTTTATTCACGGGAATCGTTGCGTTTATCGCATCTTTTCTGATATCACAAATAGTTCGTAACATCATGTAACTTTGAATAAGACCTAATTTGGCAACGGATTCACCTAATTCAGTCGTTAAATCGCCCGCGTTATAATTAAGATTTGTATCATTATCAATACGAATTGAAATATGAGTTGATTTCGGTGTACCATTTATAGTCTCCGTAATTGTAATTGTAATACTACTACCATTAAATTCAACATTTATAGAGTTTGGCTGGGGGTTCATTATAATATTTATATATACAAATACTATATTTGATCAACTATACCTAAAATATAAGATTTATGCCGACAATACATAATAAGTACTAGTATAATCCGTATTCGTCGTTGATCCAGTATTTAATGAAACACATTATTTGTTTACTTGAACCATTCTTAAATTGTTAGATTTGATATTATTTAATTCTTCCAATCTTTAGAAAATAATATATTTGAGTAATATATAATGGACAGTTCGGATGATTATACTCCAGTTGAAGTAGACGAGTTTGAAGAGGTAGATGAAGAGATGCAAGGTGGTAGAAGAAGACGTCGTTCAAGAAAAAATTGCGGAGGTAGGAAGAGAAAAACCCACCGTAGAAAATCAAGGGGAGGACGTCGCCATAAAAAGTCGCATCGTCGTCATCGTCGTTAAATTTAGAAATATATTACTTTACAAAAAAATAATATATTTTACTATTTATATAATGAGTGATCCGTATTCTGAGGAAGCTTTCAGAGAATCTTACGGAAGTTATGGACAAGGTTCTAGTGGACTAACCGATGATCAAATGGACGTTTTGAATTCTACCGGTGCAAACGCGTACGGTGGCAGAAGACGTCGTTCAAGAAAAAATTGCGGAGGTAGGAAGAGAAAAACCAATCGTAGAAAATCAAGAGGAGGCCGTCGCCATAAAAAAACCAAGCGTCATCGTTAGTTTAAGAATATATTATTTTAGACAAAAAAATAATATATTTTACTATTTATATAATGAGTAGTCAACACTCTTACGGTACCAGAAGTCAAGTTGCTCAAAGAACTAACTCTTTAGCTGGTAATCAGCTACCATATGCGTCTACAAATACATATATACCTTCAAACGTATTTGGAAACAGTAACCCTCCATCAAGAAATAATAGCAATAATTCTGCAATGTCTGGTTTAGATTTTAGCAGAGCGCGCAGTTTTGGCGGCAAGACTATTCGCGCTGCTAATACTAAAAAATATAGAGCTCTTTCCAAAAAAAATAAAAGTCGTCGTCATAAAAAACCACGTAGTAAGCGACGCGCAGCTTGTGTCCGAGGTGCGCGGTATTGCAAGTAGGGTTGGTAGTGTGACAACCATACTAACATACGATTTCAACAACTTGTTTTAATTCCTCAATATCTATTTCTGGAAGTTCCACGTGGGATTCCCAGAAATACTTTGAAAACGCCCATATAAATTCACAGTCGTTTTTATACCATTCTGGATGTTCATTCTTTAACAGTTTATACAATTTTTCTGGTAGTAAGTTCAAACTTTGTTTGGGAAGTACATAACACAACTGAACGAGTGGAGATACTGGTGTAAAGGTGTTTTCTTTGATAAAGGTTGTTTCAAAATATGGAATATACTTGATTAAATCTTCTAGTAGTGGAGGATAGTTATACTTATAGTGCCAGTTCCAGTTAGGACAACCTTCAGTATAATATTTCATAGTCCATTCTAATCCTTCTAAATAATTTATCGCAATTTGCTTACGTCGCTCATCGTCGATGTCTATTTTGAATAATGCCTTGTAGTATCTATGTTGCCAACCTTTTTTGAATGGATTGATATACTTTTCCAACTCACGTTCATAATTCGGTATGGCGTCAAACTTGGTATATCTTTGTTCTGGAGTATCTTCCGGATAATGGAACTTTTCTCTTTTGTCCCTCAACTTCATTTCATTTTGAATATACTCTTCTTCTCTTTCAACAAGGAACTGTACCATTTTTCTAACATTTTTCCAATATATTGTTTTACCATCAGTCAAGTTATCAACACTACTATTACCAATCGTATCTTTGTATGCATTTAATAGTTTGTCAATCCCTCCAGTTCTAATATTCAACGCTGGAAAATGTGGCATAAAGTCATTACCCAAGAAAAAACATAAAAATATGTAATCATAAATCCGATTTTTTTGTTGTTCCTTTACAAAATCTAATCCATTATTCATATCTTTTGTTATAATATTTGTCAGTTCTGGAATATCCATCAAGTAACTTTCATTCGGTTCAAGTGAGTTATCTATACTTTTGATAAATTCTGGAGTTTCGCGATATAAATAAATGTTCTTGCAAATTGGTAGATGATTGATGGATAACATTATTAAGTCTGCATCTAATCCATAAATAACAGTATGACTTTCAGCATGTTCAAGTGCATTGTTGCGTATATATTGAAATATTTTATGTTCACCCTCACCAGCATCAGAACTTGTACTAATTATTAACCTATTTACTTTGTACTTATTTGGTTCATTAAAATATTTTTTAATAGTTTCATTCAACTCTTTCATAAATAACGTGCCGGGTGTAATTGCAGTAGTATTCCAAGCATCTGGTTTTGCATTTTTAAATATTGCTTTGGAAACTTCGGTTTGGTACCAAGACTTGTACCTTCTGGTACGTTGTTGTTCTAGTTTGGCAACTGGTGCAACCCCATCAAAAGCAATCATAATATTATTATTTGGTTGAATGACTGATATGTATTCTTCTATTTTTGAAATAACTTTTTTGCAAATCATTTGGTGTGTTACATCATTTAATTTAATGGTAGTTAAGTCAATATTACGAACAGAGTCATATATAATAGAGTTACAGTCCAAATATAAATTATTAATATTCATTTTATTCTTTATGAATTTTTGAATAATATGAATATGGTTTTTTACAATATAAGAAAAATAACTAGGTATTCCCATTTGTCTTGTGAGTTATATGATATATTGTATTGTTTTTAAGTGGTGTAACTATATTCTTTATTCGGTATTTTCCACAGTTTTGATTATAATGTTTAAATATATATATAACTTAAACTGTATAAATGAAAAATATTGTTGTAAAAAACTTGTCAAAAACCAAAAATAAGGATGTAAGTCACACGAAACAAGAAGTACAACTAATTATTGATAAAAAAATCCAAATCTTTAGAGATGTTATACAAAAAACTATTTTACACATTCAAAAAAGTAAAGTGTTGGATATTTTAGGAATAAGCGAGGTAAATAATTGTATTCATTCTTTAAATACTTTGAATGATAAGATTATAAATTTTACAAAGAACTTAAATAATATTACAACAGACGATGTGGTTGTTAATTTGCAAAGTATTAATAATGATTTGTCTAGTATTTTAAAAAATTACGGAACCGACAATTTTGAAGACTTATTATTAATTTGTTTTGGAAATAACAGTGTAGTAAAAAATGAAAGCGAAATTGTAAAGTTTGATTTATTAAAAAAGTATTTTCACCCAACCGGATACAAGTTAATAAATTACAAAGTAGATAAAAATGGGTCATCTAACTCTAATAAAAAGATAAATTTTGTAGATGAAAATTTTGAAAGTAGTAAAAATTTAGACTGTTCAGATATAAGTCTTAATGTAAAACAGTTTCATTTGAAAGTATATGGTTTAAAATTATATATAATTAATTCTGAAATAAATAAAAATCTTGTTATTTTTGGTTTTGTAGATGATGTGAATATTAAATTTATGAACAATGAGTACGTAAATTCAAGAGTTGTTAGTATTAAACAGTTTAAACCGAACAACAGTGATTTTGATACAGTAACTTTTGATAGTATGATTGAATCTCTCTCTTTAAAAGACTATTTGATAATGGATTATCAAGAAGTATACAATAAATATATTGGATACTTGAGTAATGTTAAGTTATTAAAACAAAAAAATTTATCCCAAATGGTAAAGGATTTCGTGAATAGTGACTTGTATGGGAAAAGAAACACTATTATACAGTTTTTAATTACATCACAAAACAACTACGAAAATAAATACAACGCGTATTTGTTGTATGATTTACTGTCAAATGATGCAAACAGTAATATAGATACTCAAGAACAAATTATATTATTTGATAGTTTTCCTTGGTCTATCAAAGAAATTTTTCGCGAAGCAATGAAAAAAACAATACAGTATACAAATGACTTGTTGAATTTTGATATGAATAAAATACCGCTTGAACAACAGATTTGTTTACTAAAAGCGTCAGATACTGTCAAGGAAAAAGCAATGATTAAATTAAAAGAGATTAAATCTAAATCAGAAGATTCTGGTTCAAAAGCACGTCAATATTTGGATGGATTATTAAAAGTCCCTTTCAATGTTTATAAAAAAGAACCGATTATGTATTTGATGGATGAAATTAAACAAAACTTTAGATTAGTTGTGAATAGTGTACCAGTTTCAGTACCATTAAAAGAAAAATATACCAGTATTGAAATTAAAAAATATATAGTAATTATCAAACAGAAAATAACAGAAGATTTGAGAGAAAATAATTGCCAAAATATTAAAAACGACTTGACTAATTGTGATAAAAATGAACTAGTTAATAATATTGTTAAAATTAATGCTTATATTGATGCAAATAGTGTGGGTATAAGTAAAATTAAATACACTTCAAATAAAAGTAAAGAAATACTAAAAAGTAATATTTGTAATTTTGTAGATAGTTGTATGTCTTCAAACATAATAAATGACAAGTTTTATGTTGAACTTTTAAATAGCAATACTCAAACTACTCTGAAAAAAATAATACATATTGAAGAATTATTCAAGAAAATAAACGGTTATATTTCAAACGTGAAGCACACATTGAATTCTTCAGTACATGGACATGAAAAAGCAAAAAAACAAATTGAGAGAATTATTGGTCAATGGATAAACGGAGAACAAGACGGTTACTGTTTTGGGTTTGAAGGTCCAGCGGGCGTGGGAAAAACTACCCTTGCCAAATATGGGTTATCTAATTGTTTAAAAGACGATGACGGAAATAATCGTCCGTTTGCAATGATACAAATGGGAGGCGATTCAAATGGAAGCACTCTACACGGACATAACTACACTTATGTTGGTTCAACTTGGGGTGGTATTGTTCAAATACTTATGGATAAAAAGTGTATGAATCCAATCATTTTTATAGATGAAGTAGACAAAATATCAAGAACTGAACACGGAAAGGAAATCGTTGGTATTTTAACCCATTTGTTGGACTCTACTCAAAACGACTGTTTCCAAGATAAGTATTTTACCGGTATTGACTTGGACTTATCCAAAGCGCTTTTTATCTTATCGTATAATGACGTAGATGCAATAGATAAAATATTATTAGACCGTATTCACCGCGTCAAGTTCACGAACTTAACCATAGAAGACAAGTTGATTATTTGTAATACCCATATGTTGCCGGAAGTTTATAAAAAAATGGGACTCGTTGATATGATAAATGTTAACGACGACACTTTGAAGTTTATTATTGAAAACTATACTAATGAAGCCGGAGTTAGAAAGTTAAAAGAAATATTGTTTGAAATCGTAGGAGAGATAAATTTGGATATTTTAAAGAATACTGAAATAGAGTATGAGTTTCCAATTGAGATTAAAATTGAGGATGTCAAAATGAAATATTTTAAAGATAAACGAGAGAACCACGTAAAGAAAATACACGAAAATAGTGAAGTTGGAGTGATTAACTGTTTATGGGCAAATAATATGGGAATGGGTGGTATTTTACCAACCAATATTAAATTCTTCCCTTGCGATAAATACTTAGAGTTGAAATTAACCGGGTTATTAGACGATATGATGAAAGAGTCTATGCATATTGCGTTGACTTTGGCGTATAATTTATCTGGCGAAGAGATAAAGAAACAATTGAGAGAAAAATACGACGGTGAATATAAATATGGAATGCATATTCATAGCGGAGATGGTTCCATCAATAAAAGCGGTACGAGTGCCGGTATTGCCATCACCATTTGTCTATACAGTTTGTTGAACAATATCAAAATTAAAAACACGTTTGGTGTGACTGGTGAAGCAAATTTAGACGGAAGCGTGAATGAAATTGGTGCGTTGAATTATAAATTTATTGGTGGTATCAAAGCCGGAGTAACGTCGTTTATTTTCCCCAAAGAAAATATGAAAGATTATACCGATTTTATGGAAAAGTACAAAGACAATGAGTTAATCAAAGGAATCAGTTTTTACCCCATCAGTCATATCAACGAAGCGTTTGATTTGATTTTAGAGAAATAATATTTTAAACTATATTAAATACAAAAATGAAATTAATATAGTTAAATGCATAATGGAGATAAAAAACCATTCGTATTCCATAATAAAGGACGGGTTTTACATACCGATTTTAAACGTCTTACTATACACAGTAACAAAAGATTTTTATTTGACAATCATCATTACTCAAAAACTCTACGTAGTCAATTATTATTACCACTACGAACATTTATACCATATTGTTCCACATCCTTACAACTGGATAAAACAGTTTACACGATTTACCGACACTGGACATTTCGTTTCTTTTCTTTATTATTTTAATCCACAAATGTTACCACTTGCACATAATGTTCACTTTATCATTACTTTTGCATACTGGATTGCCAAAGTTTTTTTAGGTATGGAAGACCTAGACGATAGAAACAACGACCCTCACATTGTAGGATTTGAACGACTCATGACCACATCAAATCACGGGTTGGTATATTTAATTATACTGTATCGTATGTTAACTGATGCACAGTGTAACAGTTATTTTACAACAACAGACTTTAAATATACATGTATGTGGTTGTATAGTTGGTGTATTTTTATTTATATTCCGTGGAGATATTTTACTGGCGACCCAGTATATTCTATTTTAGCAAATGATACACCAGTCAAGACAGTATTATCAGCTATTATACTGATGAATAGTTGTGCTTATATATCTAATTTGGTTGGTTATTTAATAACGAATTGTGAATAAAAATAATATAATAGATTATTATATATGGACCTTTCTCAAATAAAACCAAATTTTAACAATCCCCCATCAAATACAAATGATTTATTTAACGTTTCAAAACCGATAAATTTGATTACGTTAATCATACTGCTTAGTCCAATAATAATGGCATTTTCAATAACAAGTATGTCTGTTGTATTTCAAAACTTCAAAGGGTTTATATATTTGGCATTTTTAATAGTATCCGTTCTTGCTAGAGAACTAATTATTTATAGTTCTAATACTCCAATATTTACTCCAAAAAATGAGATGTGTAACAAAATTAAATATAGTCAATTGGGAAATTCAACATTCAGTTTGTTTGTAATATCTTTTTCAATATTTTATTTATGCTGGCCAATGTTTTTGAATAAAAGTGTAAATTACTGGCTTTTAAGTGGACTGTTATTATATTTACTAGTTGATTTAGGGTACCGTAGTACTCAAAAATGTTATTCGGGTTTCAAGAGTATTTTTGTAAATATATTAGGTGGTTTTAGTTTTGCTACGTTAATTGTAGTTCCAATGTTTTACTTTGGAGGAAATACTCACCTATTTTTTAATGAAGTATCAAGTGACAAGGAGACATGTTCACTGCCTACAAAACAAAAGTTTAAATGTGCTGTTTATAAAAACGGTGAGTTAATTAGCAATATAGTTTCATAAAAAAGATTGAAAGTTATTCATCAACCATTTTTTAAAATCAATCAATGTTATTTTTCGTTGAAAAGACTCAGCAAGTAACTTCATATTGCCACGAGTATGGTATACATTTACAAAGTTATTATAAACTGTTACAGTCTTCATATTTTTATACTTTTCTAGTCCAGATGCATTAAATATTGGTTTATTTTTCCTAAAATTTACAGTGTTGTGGAAAAAACATAACATATTTTTAAAATCGGTTTTATTTTTAATACCATTAAAGTTGATTTTTGCTAAAAATGCAGATGCGTGTTGTGAACATTCTGGACAAGGTAAATTTCTACAAATATTTTTAATATGATAAAACAATTGTGGACCTAATATTGGAAATGTGTCTTCATGTATTTTTTCGGCTAAAGTATGAAATAGTGTCCATGTTGGAGGTCCCCATGCTTCAGGTGACATAATATATCTATAAAAGAGAATAAATATAAAGACTTTTT